CGTCACCTCTTTCAAGACGGGTTTTAAGGTGACCGAGTAGCGGCTCCGCGATCTCTTTCTCCGCTAGCTTCCACTCGCGGATGAATGCGCCAAGCGACTCCGGCGTTGCAAGGATGCGATCCTTTATTGCCTCGATGCTATTGCCGGTAACATCTGGAATGAGAGCGACCGCGCTCTCAGCCTGTCGCACGATGGCATGACAGTTGTTGTAATGCTTACACCAGCTACAATACTCGCAAGGCGTCGGCTTTGCCTCCGCGCTTGTTGCGCGGTCGATTGTGCGCTGCGTGCCCTGCTTGGCTTCCTCGTAAGTGAAGTCATAGCTGCGAATTAACTTTTGATCGACGTAGATAACATGAGCAGTCCAAGACATTTCAAAGTTATCTTCCATGCACGCCAGACTGTAGGCTTGAAGTTGATCTCTGTAATTTCGTAATTGCCCTGTCTTGATATCTGCGACCCACTTCTCGGCTTTGCAAACTGCGTCCGCTGTTCCAAGTTTACTTAGTCCAGGGACTGCCATCGCAAGATACTCTTCGCGAGTCTCCACGAACGATCCTTTTGCAAGGCGTATTAGTTCCTCGACGCCGTAGGAGATAGCACCGGCGTCTTCGCCGACTATTGTAAAAAGATTGCTTACAATAAGCGTGCCGTCTTCCCCTAAAAGCAAGTTTTGCGCCGAGATCAAGTTTCGGATCGCAAGATCGACAGCGGTTCCGCGTTCCGCTGCCGCACTCGATCCGCCTGCGCCTTCAAATAAGGCGCACTCGGCGAGTTTGGGAAGTGTTGAAGGTGATATTTCTTTACTCATTTTATTTTAATTGTTTAAGGTATAAGTGTCGTTACAAATATTATGCAGTTTTTGTCACGAGTTCGCCTTCCTCCATTCGACCGCCGTATTGACGAATTGATCGACTCGAAGCGCAACGCGGTGCAGATATTCCGGCGCGCAGTCGCGCCAAGTCTGTTCCGATGTTAGCACTCCGCGAGCAATTAGGAACTGGTTAACAGCGCCTTCGTGCTCTGCGAGCCGTGCCTGCCAGCCTACCATTTCGTCGGCGTCAACGATATGATCTGGCTGTTTAGTTGCAACGGCTTCGAACAAGTGCGCGACCGATGCCCATTCCAGCGGGAGTTCTTCCGCAAGGCCGCTGCGGGTCTTTGCGTCGTATGCCGCGCTGTGCGTCGTTAGGATGATGCGCTCCTTGCCGCCGATTCCTTTACCTTTGCCTGAGTCGGTCGTTGATACTTTGGTCTTGAACCGAAGGAACCAAAGCTCGTCGGCAAACTCCTTGAGTAACGGCGCTGATTGTTTGCTCAACTTCAGCTCGTAGCGGTCGTAGGCCGCGAGAGCGTCTGGAGCTTCAAACCTTACGATCTTGCTGTGAGCGATAAGAACGACGTTCTTTCCGGCGTCGATGAGTTGATCAACGGATGACAAGAACCGGCTCATTCTTTCCGCGACCATCACCCACCCCTTACCAAAGCCGAAGTCTTCGATGCTGCTCTTCTTTGTCGAAGCGAGCAGATCTTCAACGCACAGGCGCTCTGCCCAGTCTGCCGAGTCGATCACAATGGTCTTGTAATCGGTCGCCTTGGCCTCAGTTAACGCATCCGTTAATTGTTTCCAGTTGCTGATCTCGCAGCGGTCAACGTCCAGGTGACTAGTGCCGCCCTCGATGTCGAGAAACAGCGGCTTCGGGAACTTGGCCGCGAATGTTGATTTTCCTACGGATTCGACGCCGTAGATGACGACGCGCTGCGCTCTGGTTTGTTTTCCTTTAGTTATTTTCATTTTCTATTTTCCTTTTTGTTTGTTGTTATTTAGCGATGTTATTACCGCTAAAATTGTCTATGAATAAAGCCCCTTGTATATTTAAAAACTCATTCCTAATTACATCAATACAGCAATCAAACCATTCTCCAGAAACGCGGTATTGTTTAAGCTTATTGTGTATTTTTTGTTCAATGAGTCTGTATGACTCATGCTGGATTGAAAACATTAGACCGAGTATTTTGGGGTTTGATGTCTGAAGTTCTTTTAATCTTTTTATCGGACTGCTTTTTGTTAGGCCTATCTTATAATGTCCGTTTAATTCTCCAATACAATACACATATCCATTTTCTTTTTTGTTTGTATTTGTTGAGTTTGACTCAAGGATTTTTTTATTAAATTCCTTAGCTTCAATAAATCCTCTTTCTTTGTGGTCTACATATCTGCGATAATCACTAATATAACTTATCGGATCAATGTCTGTATATGCTTTTAATTCTATTTTTGCATTAAAAATAGAATCAACCGTAGGTATAAAAAGCTCAAAATCTAAATCGCAAAAAATCTCATCAATATTTTCCAAACATTCATTTAATGTTTCTGCATTTAATGTTTTTTTCCATAACAAGGCATTGTAAGAATCCTCATTAATATCAATTAAACACTCTAAATTGCATTGCATTGAAAGAAATAAAACCTCTTCTAAATATAAATTTTCACGAGCAAATCCCTTTTGATGCAATGCTATTATTGCACATTTAATCAACCCCAACTGCTCTTCAAAATTTAATGGAGTTAAAAAATTTCCCAAAAACCTAAAATCATTTTCATTTTTTAATGAATAGCTAGAGCATTTAATTGTCTCAACAATCAAATCATGTTGAATTAGCAATGATGTTGTGGCTAAATATATAAAATCATCACTTATATCCGAGCTAGTATTATATATGCTATAATACCAATAATCATCTTTATTTGATGTAAATGCTTTCATCTTGAATTTGCTGCGAATACGGCCACAGCGAGTGCCGCCCACGAATGGGACTTTATGCCGTAGGTTGGCCCCGGCTGGGCCTTTGTTCCCTGCGGCCCGACTTTGTCGATCAAGGCTTGGCGAATGTTCGCGTCCTTGGCTCGCATCGTTCCGCACAGGAAAAGTTTGATGTCCTTCCGAAAAATTAATTCAACGTCTACTCTCGCAACCTCGATGAATCGTCCGATCCAAACGCACGTCTCGAATGTCGAAGCACCGACCGCCATGCCGTAGCTGGCGATCATCTCACAGGCCACTCGGTCGTATTCGCGACCGATAAGAATCTGGCGGATCTCGGCATTTGGAAGGTGACCGTGGTCAACAATCTTTTGTTGGTCGAATTGCACGAACGCGGTGTGAGTCGTTCCTGGATCGAGTGAGAGTATCATTTTTTAATGCCCTTGTTTTTATCTTGTCGGCTGGGAGTGCTAAGACGTCGCAAATGCCTTGGAATGCTTTTGATCGGATGAAATGAATTGCCGACTCTCGGTCGAGTTCTTGAGCTTCGTTGAGTTGTCGGCTCAAAAATACCTTCTCGCTTTGCAGATCGGCAACGGCCTGTTGGATCATTCCGCACAGAAGGCTTCGGGTGAACTCGCATTCGGCGTCATGTAATTCCTCAGAGGTCACTATCGGCGCTCCCGTTTGATCTGGCGGTTCATCCACCAGCGGCGGGTCTGCTCAGACTCGCATGTTGCTTTGATGTTGCCGATCAAATAACCGGCAATGAATGCACAGATTGTGCAGGTGGCGAATAGTGCCAAGAATGTTAGTGGTTCCATATATTTAGTAGATGTTAGATTGCTTCGTATCCGCTTCTGATTCCTTTTGCGAAATCAGACATACACACAACCCAAAATTTAGAATCATCACCCATTAAGATCCCCATCATTTTATTGCAACGATTAGCAAAAGACTTTGCATTTTCTAGGCTGGTGAATTTGTAGGGTTTGATTTTCATTTTTGGTTTTCTGTTTTTGTTTCTATCGTCAGCGGTCTTCGCTTTCGATGTGCAAACCATCTTTCATCTCCGCAAAAATGAAAAGAAAAATTTTCGCGAAGTGCGAAAATAATTCTTGGGAAAAGTCTTTACAAATGAGCGCAACTAATGCTGGTGCGCCTCTGCGGGCTTTTTTATTTTGAGATCGGGCGGTATAAATTTATCTCGCGAATGCCTTGATTTGTTTTTATCGTCGCCTTTCGCATTTCGAGAAGACCTTTCCCTACCGCCGTTTCAACTCGGCAGTTTATCGATGAGATCGTTAGTTTCGACTCGTCCGCAATAGCGCGGATGCTCTTCCATCCTTGTTTTGCTAGGTCTTTCTCACTTTCGACTTTTGTCGTTGAGTAGAAAGCGTCCCACGCTTTGGTTACATCGGCAAGAGCCACGGGTTGTTTTGTCGTCTTTCGCATAGGTTGATGTTTATTGAGTTGTCTTTGTAATAGCCATACGCAAACCCTTGTGACCAAGCGAATGTTGCACGGCGGGTGCTCGCGTATTCCATATCGAAACGCGCAAGCATTCCAACGCAATAGCCACTTGCACCGTCGAGCGTGCGTGCGCGTTCCCATCCGACTCGATGTAGGTGAGCCAGCACACATTGACCATATGTCTCAGCGTGATGTTTGATGGCCTGCTCGTTATACATATAACCGTGGATAAACTTGCATCCACCGAGTTCGTAGAAGCTACGAATGTGATACGGATATAATTTTGCCTTGAGTTCCTTTGCCGTCTTCTCGATGGCTTGAATGGTGAGCGTAGCGGCGTGAGCGGCCAGCGCGTTTGGCGAAGACGCGAGCTTGTAGAGCCGGGCTTCGTGGTTGCCGTAGAGAATATGTTGCGGTCTGAGTTCGTGAAGAAAGTCAATGCCAGCGCTTAGATCATCGCTGATGCTCGCGGCGCGGTCGCTTGAGTTCGGGTCTGAAATAGCTCCAGAGCGGAAGGCGGCCAAGTCTAGGAAGTCGCCCAGCATAATCGTCGTGTCGGGCTTCCAGCGGTCTCGGAATGTCAGCACGGCCTTGCGAGCATCTGGGTCGATTTGATCGCCATGCGAGCATCCGACCGCCATCCATTTCTTCCAGCCCTTCATTTGAGTTCTGGAATGTTTCGCTCGCTACGTTGCTCCCAAATCCAAGCGCGAACGGCTTCCATCGTGTCCTCGTCGAGTTTCGCAAATGCTCCGGATTCGTGCTTTAAGGCGCTTCGAAGCTCTTGGTCTATGTCATCCACCAGAATGAGAATATCGAGCGCCTTGCAGGCCACCTCGTGCTCGTATCGCTCGGTTTCGTCGTATTCAAGTGTCATTTTCATGCTTCGTCCTCCTCTTCTTCTTCTTCCAAATCTGGAAATAGAATACTGAATGAGTCGCTTGCGAGCCCCTCGACTGCATATTTGTTGCCGAAGACAAACTCCCCGTGCATTGTTTCGCCGCCTTGTTCCCAAGAAACAATTGTAAATCCGCAGTCGTAGTGCTCCGACAGGATGCGCTTCGCTTCCGCGAGTGCTTCCGTTCGCTCCGATTCAACCGTCGGTTGTTTTCGTTTTTTCAAGCAAGGATGTCGATTTTTTTGGAAACTCTAGTGCGTAAAATTGCGAGCATTTCGCGCTCGGTCATTCCCTTCGCCCAATGTGGGCGCAGTTGATAGTGTGGCTCGTCAACGAACTTCCAGTCGCCGCCCCATTCAAGGCCAAGGCTCTTGCCGAGCGTGCCTAGCTCGTTGTAGAGCGGATGTTCGCCGAAGTATTCTTTCCCCTTGAAGATGCCCACGTCGAACGCAATTCCAAAGTTATGATTCGAGTGCCCCGCTGGTGCATTCGTGACCTTCTTCCCTGGAGTCGTGCGGCCTTTTGCGTAGAGCGCATCTTGCTCCATATAGCTCCGAGTGCCGGAGATGATCTTGACGTCACAGCCCACCTTTGCAGCGATGACCTTTGCAACGCCTAGGAAGGCGCGTGCGGCCTTTTGTGCTTCGGGGTGGAGCGTTGCAATCTGGATCTCGCTGCGTTCGTCGAACGTCATTTTTTCAGCCCTTGGATGTCTGGTAATTCGTAGCACAGAGTTCCGTACTGACTCCGCAAGCATATTTGCGGGTTTCCATAGCCAGTGCATGAAGTCAAAAGCGCCATTCCAAGAAAAGCGAATGAAAGAACGATCATCCAAAGCGCAATTTGCTTGGCGGTCATTTTTCTTTGCGGAAGATTTCGATGAGTCCGATTATCGACGCAAGCGCCGCACCGATAGCGTCCCATTTAGACGGGTCTAGGCT